TATTAGTAGACTCTAAACACAAATCACTCAACTATTTAATCCAAGGATCGTCAGCAATTTTGGCGAAACGTTGGATGTTAATCACCCATGAACATACCAAAGAGATGGATCTATGCTGCAGTCAGCTCGCTTTTGTTCACGACGAGTTACAGTTTGAATGTACACCAGAACATGTTGATGATCTCAAATCTCTTCTTGTTCTTTCCGCTGCTGAAGCTGGAGAGTACTACAAATTACGAATCCCAATAGCAGCTGAGGCCAGTAGTGGTCTAAATTGGGCAGATACCCACTAATTTATGAAAATATTATGTGATGCAGACTTCATCGTCTACAAATCATGTGCGGCAGCTGAAACTGAGATTGATTTTGGGGATGATGTTATCCTTGTCACTTCTCATTTTAGTGATGCCTACAATGCAGTTAAACGAGAGATATCCAAGCTTCAAAACAAACTTGGGTTATTCTCTGATATAATACTGTTCTTTTCCGACAGTGTAAATTTTAGGAAAAAAATTCTACCCGAATATAAGGGTCACCGAAATCGTAAGAAACCGTGTGGCTATAAACGTGTCATCAATGCTCTCCGAAAAGAGTATAAGGTTATAATTAAACCTGGCCTTGAAGCCGATGACTCTATGGGAATTTATAGCACGAAATATCCAGGGAATATTATAGCTTCCCCAGATAAAGATATGCGACAGATCCCTGGCCAACTATACAATTTTAATGAGACTTTCACAATCGAACCTGACCAAGGAGCAACTTGGCACCTTATCCAATGTCTTTCAGGAGATCAAACTGATGGATATGGTGGCGTCCCTGGAGTCGGAGTTAAACGAGCCGAAACTATCTTTAAAGAGAAAGGATGTTCATGGAAAACAGTCCTAGAAACTTTTAAAGAGAAGGGCTTGACTGAAGATGACGCATTAGTTAATGCACGACTCGCTAGAATTCTAACCGCTGATGATTATGACTTCGACAAAAAGCAACCCAAACTATGGTCCCCCTCCTCCGATTACAAAATTAACTCTGGAGCAAGATCTAAAGTTACGGCAGCTTGAATTAAAACTAAATAGTGGTGATTACGATATGAAAGATTTCACCACTATCTTTGTAGCCTTACAACATCAAAATTTTGTAATGGCTAATTCACTCAAAAATCTACTCGCAAAATGGCCAAAGGACCACTATACTACCAACGAGGATCTATCGATGTTTGGGATTTTATTAGAGACCAAGGATTGAATTTCCATCTCGGTAATGCTATCAAGTACATCTGCAGAGCAGGTTATAAAGATAGCAAGATACATGACTTAGAAAAAGCTATTCACTACTTACAGAACGAACTCACCCATGAAAAAAACCTTTATCTCAGAGCAAGCCAAGGAATTCCGTACCAAGTACGCACTGAAATCTACGAGGACTCGAGACAAGCGTTCTTATCAGAAGACTCTGATAGACGAGGAATATAAGGAATTTCTGGAAGCTGAAGGTTTCTTATTTATGCATGGTCAAAACCATCAAGAGGAAGCACTAAAAGAGTTAGCTGATTTAGTTTATGTATGCTACCAATATGCTGAGAATATGGGGTGGTTCTTAGATGAAGCACTGAACAGAGTACATATAAGTAATATGTCTAAACTAGGTGATGATGGAAAACCAATATATAGAGAAGATGGTAAAGTATTAAAAGGACCAAATTACAAACCACCAAATTTAGAAGACTTAGTTTAATGACCGCAGAACTTATCTCCCGCACTGGTCGGGTCCAATCATGGTTGGATAACCCAGAATCTAGACTCCCAGTGAGCTGCACCGTGTTCGTCGTCGAAGACTCGATGGAAGGACCGAACGGTATTGAAGCTAGCTGGAGGTTTGTGTCTCATGCATTAAGACATGGGGCAGGGTGTGCAGTACACCTTTCTAAACTGAGACCAAGAGGCCACGATAATGGCCGAGGCTTAACAGCTAGTGGTCCAGTTTCTTTTGCAAAAATTTACTCAACTTTAAATGAAACACTTAGAAGAGGTGGCGTCTATAAGAATGGGGCTGTTGTGGTCCACATGGATCTTGACCATCCCGATATTCTTGAGTTCGTGCAGCTTCCCCGTTCCGAAGCTCCCTGGATTAAGCGTACCGTCGATATCAACCCCCGAAGTTGGAACGCCACTGATGCCAAAATTAAAGATGCCCTCCTCTATGGAATCAAATCAGGGGACATCTGGCTTAACAAAATAAAGTACGATGAGCAAGCTAGGAGAATTTTTGGAAACGTTTGCCTTGAGGTATACCTGCCCTCACGAGGAACTTGCCTCTTGCAACATTGCAATTTGGGTGCCTGTGAAATCGGGGACATCAAAGAGGCTTTCGTACTTGGCATGTCCCAGTTGTGCGAACTCCATAGTCGCACAGGCGTCGGCTCAACTGGTGAATACCTCCCCTCCGAAACGGACCGCCAAGTCGGACTTGGATGCCTTGGATTAGCTAATTTATTAAGAAGATACAAGGTAAGTTATAAAGACTTTGGAACTGCATTAGAAGAAATTAATGCAGGTAAACCAGCTCATGGAATCCCAGGTGAAATTGCTAAACAATTAAAACTTGGTATAGAAGCTGCAGCTACTGTAGCTCGTAGTCATAATATGGTACGAGCATTTGCTATCGCACCTACTGCTAGTTGTAGTTATAAAAGCCAAGACTTAGATGGCTATACATGTACACCTGAAATAGCACCTCCAATAGCTCGCTCTGTGGAGAGAGACTCTGGTACATTTGGTGTACAACACTATGATTATGGTCATGTAGAAATAGCAAGCGAAGTAGGTTGGGATGCATATAAGAAAGTAGCAGATGAGATAATGATAATGTTAGATAACACAGGACTTCTTCACGGATACAGCTTTAACTCATGGAGTGATGTTGTAACCTACGACAGACAATTCGTGGAAGAGTGGTTAGTATCACCCCAAACCTCCTTATACTACTCCCTGCAAGTTATGTCGGATACTCAAGATAAAACAGATGCGTATGCAGCATTAGATAAAAATGATGTGGAAGATTACTTGCAAGATATTCTCGGAAACGAGCCAGTAACTTGCGACTGTCAAGAATGATGAAAAAAGATCCTTATGAAAAATTACTTGGGAGAAAACGAAAGTGGACTCCCGTACAAACTACAGCTGGCAAACTCAAAGAGGGTGCTGAAGAAACCATCTTCCGTGCTCTTAGTTTACGGCATATGGAGCTACCAGTTGGCTCATTTATTACAGAGGCACTTGGAAAAGATGTTCCCGACTCTGCACGAGTATTGCTAGAATCAAACGTAACTGACGAAGACAACCATGACCTTGCTCTTGGGTATATTGCTAATTCAATTGGGGTTGACCCGACTGCTGAGTACGAAGCATTCAAACTTCGATCAGCATGGGAAGAACACCCCGACCACACCTTATTAAAAGCATTGGTAGCTGAACGTGCTATATTCTTTGTTTTACTTCCTTTCTTTCGTTTTTGTGGTGATGCTGGTCTCAGAACGGTATCAGCTGATATTTCCAGAGACGAACAAATACACGTGGCCACTAATAGCCTTGTATGTCTCGATATGGGGTTATCTCCTAGTCAATCTCTGGATAAACTTAGGAAGGCCACGATTAATTGGGTATTCCAACCCCTAGGTATAAATACTACCGATAAATATTTGGACAAAAATTTTTGGCTGGATGCGAGTGATCGATTAATGTATGAAGGGAAGGCACCACAACTTTCTGACACACAGCGAGCACGTATGCCAGCTTTCTTTGAACACTCAAATGTCAATCTCCCTCAATACGCTTAAGCTCCACAACGAACGAGTTGATGAGCTTTTCCAAGAGGTCGAGGACCATTTTAAATGGCACCCCGTCCACCCAAAAGAACAAATCGAATCAATCATGTACCGTGCTGGACAAGCCAGTGTGGTAGAATATATAAGAAACAAATTACAAGAGGACGAATAAAATGTGTTTAGGCGGTCCAAAACCCCCACCAGCTCCCCCAAGGATGGCACCTGCACCACCACCAAAGACAGCTGCACCCCCTCCTGATATTCCACAAGCTGACAGGATGGATGATGAAGATACAGAAAAGCAAAAGCTATCTACAAGGAAAAAGAAAGCCCTTGAGATTAAGAAGACAAGAGAAGGAGTCAAAACTTTAGGAGCTATTGATCCTGCTGCACAACTAAATCCTAATACAAATGTTGCTCCATCATCTGGTATTAATACACCAATATAGGAGGTAATGTTATGTGTTTAGGAGGCGGAGGCGGAGGTTATGAATACAAAGAACCTAAGAAAAAAGTTTGGGAAAGTGAATTTACAGCACCTCCAGACACAGTAAATAATAAATTACTAACTGCTGGAGGAGACTATTCTCAGGAAGCTACAAAACATTTGTCTCCTAAGAAAGCTAAATTAAAAACACCAACCAAACAATCAGAAAAAATAGTATCATAAAATTATGTGTATAGGAAATACAACAAGCCCAGCAGCTAACAACACTACAAACGTTAGGTATGGAGCATGGGGTAACCCTGACGAATGGGAAAGACCAGAGGTAATTGGCCCCCAAGTACAAGATCAAGGAGGAGTAACTCAAAAGAAATCATCTTTGAAAGCTAAACCTAAGAGTCAATCTAGTAAAACATCTGGCGGTACATACTAATGAAAGCACGTGATAGATACTCTCAACTCACTAGAGGTAGAACTCAGTTCCTTCATACCGCAGTTGAGTGTTCTAGATTAACGTTGCCTTATCTTGTTCAAGAAGATCTCAGTTCACGACCTGAACATCAAAAACTACACACACCTTGGCAGTCAGTAGGATCCAAGGCGGTTGTCAATTTGGCAGCAAAGCTTATGTTAGCATTGCTACCTCCACAGACAAGCTTCTTTAAACTACAGATCCAAGACAATAAAATCGGTGTAGAATTTGACCCAAAAATTAGAAGTGAAATGGATCTATCCTTTGCTAAAATGGAAAGGATGGTCATGCAATATATCAGTGCCTCTAATGATAGAGTAGTTGTCCACCAAGCTCTCAAACATTTGATTGTCTCTGGTAACGCATTGATATTCATGAGTAAAGATGGTCTTAAAAACTTTCCCCTTAATCGTTACGTTGTTAATCGTGACGGTAACGGTAATGTTTGTGAGATTGTAACAAAGGAACTTATTAGTCGGAAGATACTCGGTCAAGATCTGCCAGTACCTTTACCAAATTCCCCTGGGGAAGATGGATACAAGACAGGATCTGATGATCAAGACGTAGAAGTGTATACTTACGTCCGACTCGACGACAATGGTAGATGGGTATGGCATCAAGAAGCATTTGATAATATATTACCTGGCAGTCGTAGCACTGCCCCTAAGAATACTTCTCCCTGGCTAGTATTGAGATTCAATACAGTGGACGGAGAAGATTACGGACGGGGCAGAGTGGAAGAATTTCTTGGGGACATTAGATCCCTAGAAGGATTATCCCAGTCTCTTGTAGAGGGATCAGCTGCAGCTAGTAAGGTAGTCTTCTTGGTATCACCAAGCTCAACTACAAAACCAAAAACAATAGCCGATGCTGGTAACGGTGCAATCGTTCAGGGTAGACCTGATGATGTAGGTGTTATACAGGTTGGTAAAACAGCTGACTTTAGAACAGCACAAGAACAGATGATGAATCTGGAGAAGCGAATCAATGAAGCTTTCCTTGTACTAAATGTCAGACAAAGTGAAAGAACTACTGCAGAAGAGGTACGCCTCACGCAGATGGAATTAGAGCAACAGCTTGGAGGTTTATTCTCCTTGCTTACAGTTGAATTTTTAGAACCTTATCTAAATAGAACATTACATATACTACAGCGTAACAAAGAGATCCCTAAGATCCCTAAAGATGCGGTACGCCCTCAGATTATTGCTGGAGTTAATGCACTAGGTAGAGGACAAGATGAAGAAAGTTTAATTAGATTTGCTACAACTCTTTCACAAACTGTTGGTCCAGAAATGATGATAAAATACCTTGACCCAGGTGAGTACGTTAAACGACTCGCTGCCGCTCAAGGTATTGATGCACTGAATCTTGTCAAGTCGCCTGAAACTATGGCACAAGAGAAGCAACAACAGATGCAAGAAATGCAACAGGCCGAGCTTACTAAACAAGCTGGTCAGTTAGCAGGTACTCCAATGATGGACCCAAGTAAGAACCCTGCTGTGGGTAGACTTATGAACGACGGATACGATCAATTAAATCCAAATGCGAACAACCAAGGCGAGCAAGCCCCAACGGGTCAAGAAGAAACCCCTCCCCAAGGTCAGTAAACCTGAACCACTCGACAATACAGATGTTGCCAAGCGTACTATCATAGAAGCTAAGGCACGCATCGGACTAGACCCTGAGTTTGTAACTACAGTAGGTCTAGGTAACTTAAAAGTAACCACCGCTAACGGAATAAAGAATGACGGAAACACTGACGTATAATCCAGCTGAAGCTAATCCACCTGCACTATCTTCTGATGAGCAAAACTCTTTAGAAGTAGCAGAGAAGTTAGGTCAACAGGAATCAGAACTATACGCTGGTAAGTTTGAGAATGCAGAGGAATTAGAAAATGCATATCTCGCTCTCCAGAGAAAGATGGGTTCTGGTGATACTGATGAAGATACTGATGAAGCTTATCTAGATGAAGATGAGTATTATGATGAAGCAACCAGTGCAGGTATAGAACTTATACAGGATGCTTCTGATGAATACTATGCTAATGAAGGACAGCTTTCTCCAGACACTATTGAACAGTTTAAAGAGATGAGTAGCAGTGATCTTGTTAATGCATACATTGCAATACAAGAGAACAATCCTAATCAAGGTGGATACTCAGAAGACTTAACTGATGCTGAAATGAATCAGGTCTACAACTCTGCTGGAGGTGAGGCCGAATATAATAGGTTAACAGAATGGGCAGCTGATAACTTATCAGATAGAAAGCTAGATGCTTTCAATAGTATGATAGATCAAGGTAATGCTACCGCTATACAGATAGCAGTATCAGGACTTAGATCTGAGTACGAAGCCCAAGAAGGTTACGAAGGTAGGATGTTAACTGGCAAAGCAGCGAGAGCTGTGGATGGATTCCGCAGTCAAGCTGAAGTAGTCAGAGCTATGTCTGATCCTCGTTACGATACAGATCCTGCTTACCGTCAGGATGTGTATGATAAACTCGAACGGTCCAACGTACAATTTTAATCATGTCTAAAGCATATGATCCATCTGCCAGAGCTAATGCTATGGTAGTAAAATATAAAGTAAATGCTACAGGTGATCGGTGGTTTATCCCCTACAATGACGCTGGTACTAAGGCTGCTCAGGTAGCTCAATGTAGCAAAGTCGTAGGGAATACAACTGATGGCACCGTAGCAGGAGCCGAGTCTACTTAATTTTTAAATGACAACACTCACATTAAATAATTCCAATTGGGATAGATTTTGTGAATGGGTAACGAGCACCAACAACCGCCTCTATGTGGGGTGGTTTGGTGTCCTCATGATACCTTGCTTAATCACAGCAACAACCGCATTCATACTGGCTTTTATAGCCGCACCACCCGTCGACATAGATGGGATACGTGAACCAGTCGCAGGATCTTTACTCTATGGAAACAACATCATCTCAGGAGCCGTTGTACCGAGCTCCAATGCAATCGGACTACACTTCTACCCGATCTGGGAAGCAGCGAACCTTGATGAATGGCTCTACAATGGTGGACCATATCAGCTCGTTGTCTTCCACTTCCTCATTGGTATCGCTGCTTACATGGGACGCCAATGGGAACTTAGTTACAGATTAGGAATGCGACCATGGATATGCGTAGCTTATTCAGCTCCAGTCGCAGCTGCCTTCTCTGTCTTCCTTGTATATCCTTTTGGACAAGGGAGTTTCTCTGATGGTATGCCTCTTGGTATTTCAGGGACTTTCAATTTTATGTTTGTCTTTCAGGCAGAACACAATATCCTTATGCATCCGTTCCATATGCTCGGTGTTGCAGGGGTATTCGGTGGAGCTTTATTCGCTGCTATGCATGGAAGTCTCGTTACATCTTCACTTATTCGTGAAACAACTGGGCTTGAATCTCAGAATTATGGATACAAATTCGGCCAAGAAGAAGAGACGTATAACATTGTTGCGGCTCATGGGTACTTTGGGAGACTCATATTCCAGTACGCTTCTTTTAATAATAGCAGGAGTTTACATTTCTTCCTGGCTACTTGGCCCGTCGCTTGCATATGGCTTACCTCTATGGGAATCTCCACTATGGCTTTTAATCTCAACGGCTTTAACTTTAACCAGTCAATCGTTGCAGACAATGGCAGAGTCGTCCCCACTTGGGCTGATGTCCTCAACCGTGCCAACCTAGGCATGGAAGTTATGCACGAGCGTAATGCTCACAACTTCCCACTTGACTTAGCAGCTGCTGAAACAAGTGAGGTAGCTTTAACAGCACCTTCAATTGGTTAGTGTAATCGTGGCGACCTGACTTATCATCCTCGCCGCTGTTAACTTCCTAAATTTTAAATGACAGTAACTACTGAATACGGTAAGCAAAACATGTTTGCCACTGAACCACCTATTGAAGTAACAACTATGAATGATAACGCTGAATTACAAAATGGCCGCTGGGCTATGATTGGTATCGTTGCAGCTCTCGGAGCTTATGCAACAACAGGTCAAATTTTACCAGGAGTATTTTAATGCCCCGAGGTAAAGGTACCTATGGTACTAAAAAGGGAAGACCCCCTAAAAAATAACACCACGTCCGTTCATCCATTTTTCATGGACGCATGAAACCTAAGCATGGAACGGGGCTTAGGTACTAGGGATTTATTATGTCACAAGTAGAACTCCAAGCTCGTATTAAAGAGCAACAGGATTTTCAAAAGGCTATGAAACTCAAGTATCGTGGTGTCACTTACACTAAACATACACACAATTAATTTAATGAAAAAACTTGCACTTGTCCTAGCATCCACTCTAGCTTCTACACCTGCAATGGCTGGTCCATATGTAAACGTGGAAACCAATGCTAACTATACTGGTTCTGATTACACATCAAGAACAACTGACCTACACGTAGGTTATGAAAATGAACTAGGTGCTCTAGCTTTCTATGTACAGGGCGGTAAGACAATCAATGCTGCAGACGGTGTTGATTCTGACTCTAACTTCTCTGGTAAAATAGGCGGCTCAGTAGCAGCTACAGAAAGACTTGGTGTATATGGCGAACTAGCTGTAACAGCAGTAGAGGATTCTGACAATACATTTGGTACCAAACTAGGAGCTAAGTTCAGCTTCTAAAAGTATGTGCGGAATCACATTAAACTATGTCTCCCGTAGCGGAACTGCGGGAGGTCAACTTTCTCAATAATTAAACATGGCTTTTAACAGCAACACAACTTACGGAACTACAGTATACTCTACTGGTACGTTCTTTGATAATGCTAAGATTGTTGCGAACGATGGATCTTCTCTATCTTCAAACACATTAGCAACTCAGTCTGGACTTACCATTGATTTAGGTGGTTATGAAAGAGTACTAGGTAGATACAACATCTGGTATGATTCAGATAACACTAACGAACTTAAGTTCCTAGTTAAGACTGTCGCTCAATCTGATGGTTCTACAACAGTTGCAAGTACTATCTACACACAAGCAATAGCTAGTGTACTAGAAAATACTTCAGCTGCTACTGCTAACGCTACCTTCTTAGAAGGATCAGGTACATCATCAACTGATGGTACTGGTGTAGAGATTGAAGTTGACATCGGTGCTGCCACAACTGGTACACTATTAACTGTTGATTTTAATGTTCTAAGTACAGCAGCAACTAAAGCTAACCTTGTATTCCAAGCACGTAATACCACTGGTACTGGTGCAGGAACACACATATTAGCTGGTTCTTATGTAGCTTATAAGAAGTGGTAACACTTTAGATCGGAGGGCAACCTCCTTTCTTGCGGGTGCCTATGGCAGAGAGTAGCTTTCCAAGCTAACTTTACAGGAGTTCGATTCTCCTCACCCGCTTTGGCTGATGGCCCTTACGAGGATACCCAGAAGCTGTCTAGACGGTGGGATAGACCACAACAAATAATTCGAAAAAA